ATAATCATGCCGTTAGGCAACGTGCAACTGACCGTACCAGCAGCCATGCCAGCGGCCACTGTAGGGCTAAAAACAGATATGTTGTTATCCACATAAGCCTTGATGGATTGTTGGGTAGCCAACTTGGTGTTTGAATCACTGCCCATAGCATCTTCATCTAAGACCGCTGTACCGGAAACTCCCGTATTTAGGACAGGGCTGGTCAGGGTAGGCGTGGTCAAGGTTTTGCCCGTCATCGTCAGCGTACCGGCGGCCACAAAGTCATAAACGGAATCCTGGCTGGGGGCTTCGGTGGTACTGCCCGCATTGGCACCCATATCATCTTCATCAAGTACCACAACGCTATCAGGTACGCCTAGCGTAGTCCTGGCTGCTGCTGCTGTGATATCATCAAGGACAGTCTGAGCAAAGGCACTTATGCCTAGCGTAGTCAAGGCAGCCCCAGCATTGGCATCGTCAAGTAAAGTGGCCGCAAAAGCCGAAGCCGTTGTGTCTGTAATGGTTGTGGCTGTAACGGAAGGCAATCCGTTGGCATCGAAAGTCAGATAAGACGAAGCCCTGCTGACGGCATCGTCCAAGGCACAGGCTGCCTCTACTGTTGAACCGTCAGTAATAGGCACACGCAAAGATCGGTTTATCTGCTCCTGCAAGTCCTGTATCTGCATAGTCAGCTTATCGTAGCGGTCCTCCAGCGTTTCGGCTGGTAGTGTATCGCCCGTTACAAGATCGGTGGTTTGCGTTTGTGGGGTTGACCGGCTGATAGTCAAGGTAGAAGTGGCGGCCAGAGAACCCACCAGCGTAACCGTACCCCCTGTATATGGGCTGGAGCCGGTCCCGCTAATAGTATAGTCGGTGGTCTCGGTCAGCGTAGCCTCGGCCCCCGTAGCCGTTACGCGGGTAGTAACTATCAAATCAGATGTATCAAAAAAGTCTAAAGTAATAGTGAAGGTCTGGCCGACCACACCACTACCCACAAACGGCCCATCTTTACTGTAAGCCGCGACTGTAGCCCCAGCAGTCAGGGGCCAGAGTAAAAGACAGAACAAAGAGACTAGGAGTAATCTTTTCATGTCAGGCCACCTCCGCAAGTAATACCAAGGCCGTTACAGCCAAAGGCAAGGGTTTATCGGAACTGATAACCAAAGTGCTTTCGGTGTCGAATCCACCAGGGAAATTCAAAGCCTTTGTGCCTGTATAAAGAGGCACAGCCGTATCCATAAGGTCCGGGCCTTCCCGGAACTCGATTTCTTCCAGATGACTGGTATCTCGCCCAAATTGCGCATAGCCGGTTTTGTAGAACATGGCCGCTATATGACTGATGCGTTTGGGAGAGCCCAAAGCCAATGTTCCGTAGGGCATTTTCATCGTTTCGACTATGGAAGTATAAGGCAATCCGACTTGAACGACTGAGGCAGAACGGTCTAAAGTAATCTGCCCACCAGATACGACCTTGCTGGGATGCGCTCCGCCATCGGCCAAAATAGCGACTGTTTCCCCTTCCAAATGGCTCAGACCGGTAATGGTGGTTGTTGGTGTGCTGTCATAGGTCAATCCGCAATCCACGAAAAACGCATCTTCTTGATCATCGCCCCAGTCCCAGGGCATTAGTTTTTCGACATAACGTTTGGTGACCCCATCAATAGTCCTGTTGACTACAAACCATACCTCATCTTCAGGATCGCCCGGAATAACGGCTACGGATTCATAATTCCCGGCAGTAACATGCTCAGCCCAACAGACTACATCTTCTTCACGCAGATAAATCAGGCTTATCAACTTGCCTTCGTTGGTAATCCCCCAAAGGATAGGCTCCGGTCGTTTCTGGAAGGCTATTTCTTTTATACCACCTTCGGTAATTTCATTGGCTAAGCGGGTCATATCTACCGCCACAAGTTGGTCTTTTTCCCAGTTATAGGCCAGTTCATTGACCTTGCGGCTGCCGCGTTCAACGAATAGATAGCCCACTGCCGTTTTGACTGGCATTAGAGATGCCGAACCTTGTATGCCCGCCTGCTGTGGATGATTGACATTGGTTGGGGTAATTGGCTCTGTGGCGTTGCTGGCCCCCAGCGTATATTCGCCGCCTGCTGTGCCGACAATAAGCCGGCTGCCAGCGGTAAGCCATTTAATGGGGTCTTGCTGGGCTTCGGCCATAGTAAAGACAATGGCCTCATCATCATTAGGACCAGCTTGGAAGTTATGGTAATCGCCGCCAGGTAATGATTTGCTGGCCCAAAGTGTGGCCGGTTCGTAACTGCTTCCACCAAACCATATTCTTTGCTCAAAGAAAGTAACTGCCGCTGGATAACCCCGATAATCGCTCCAAGCTCCTTCGGCCCATAAGGTTGTCAGAGAATTGCCATCCCCGAAATCTACGACTACGCGGCCTTCGACATTGTTGCTGTCTGTAACAGTTTCAATTTCCACTATGCCTGGTTTTTTGAAAGATTGCGTTACCAAGTTGTACTTACAAGTCCCTGATGTATAGGCAGTCATGTTCAGGCGATAAATAGCATCCTCGACATCGTTCAATTCGTGGAGTTCTACATTGCCATCGGCCACATAAGAGACCTGATAAATGGTATCCCACATCGTCCCGCCATCATAGGATACTTCCAATACCAGTGTGCCTGTCCAAGTTCCATGCGTATAAAGGTCAAGTTTCTGGTTATAAGCTACTTCAATGGTGCTGGAGGTGGTGGCGCTGGTGAATGAACCGTTGACGGCCTGCGAAGATTGAGGAAATTTCAGTTGCCATAAGGCCCCCACATGCTCGGAATTGAACAAAGGCGCGGAAGAGCGCAACTTCAAGAGACGACCGTTGCTGCGGTCCGGCCTTACTTTGCAGGTAGGCGCTCCATCGGCAGTTACCGACTCCGAAGCTATGACAGTTATAGTGAAATCAGGGGCGACATAAGCTACATCGGCCACTGTGAAGTTGCGTTTATTGGCGGCGACACTTCCGCCGAAAACCCTGATGATGGAGGCCGGCTCGATATAATTGCTCAAATCGCCTTCGCCGGAGATAACAAAAGAACCGCCAGCACCAGCATTGACAGTATCAATCTCATAGGTTCTGGTCCAAATGGTTGTATCGGTGTCGTTTTCGCTTAGAAAAGGCCCATAAACAAAATTCACTTCCTCTATGGCCCAACTATTATGGTCGGTGCGGATCAATCGGCGAGGATGATAATCCGGCTGAGTGTTATACATCACGTCCCCGGTTTGAGCGAATTGCAGCAAGGCTAAGTCTGCTGAAGGATAAGGGCTGACTATGTTGGTTACGGTACTTCCGTCATCATCGAGAATAAGACCTGAAACACCACTTACAGTCCGGAAAAACCGTATCAGCAAATCGCTGAATTCCAAGATATAAGCATCGGTATCAGAATATAGAAAAGGGATAAGGCGGGTGATATTATCACTGTTGGGCACTTCGGCGATGTATTTGCTTCCTGGCCTTTTAAAAGCCCCACCTTGAGGCCAGACTAGAAAGTTCTGCAAAGTTTTGCAGGCGCTCTGGTATTTGGCCAAGTCTGCCCGGCCAGCCATCCTCCCGGACCACAAACCTGAGTTGAAGTTGCTTTGTATAAGAGTTTGTTTTGCCATTATAACCAAAATCTCTTTGTGTAAGTGATATAAAAATTGGCGAAATATAAGGTTGTATTGTGGTCTGGATTTGTTGCTCCACCACTGTCAATGGAAGAAGAAAATTCAAGTTGAACGAGATTGCCTGCGGTTAATGGAAAACCGGCCAAGCTGCCTGTTATGCCAAAAGTATTGGCATCGAAATCGCAGGAACCGACCGTATGCCTCAGAACATTGGCCGAACCACCGCCGATGACCAAGGTAGTATTAGGAGTCCAAGTGTCGGGAGTTACCCAAGTGCCGAATCCTTCCTTCCCGGCAGAAGGTATATTGCGACGTGCCGTAACGCCTATAGTAGCTGCCGTAGCTGCCGTAGAGTTATCCACCACCACATAGGTTGAAGACAGATGCAGAGTCAAATCGGAGCCTGGTTTGTAATCGCCGGGCAAGCGGAAATTGCAATGCCAACGGTTATTGGCCGCGCCTGATCCGCCTAAAGAAGTCCCGGCATAAATCCAAGCTAAAGTTTTCCAGGAACTTAGGGCCGTTCCCCATTGAAATAAACCTACCGCAGTGCCACTATTGGCAACAACCAACCTTGCCAGCGCCACATTAGCCCCCGACTGATATTCGGTGAACATCTCCCCCAGTGGTAAATCTATGTATCCTGTCGATTCCAAAGGGATAGATACCGTTTCGGCGGCGGTCAATCCTGAAAGCTGGAATTGAGCTTGTTTGCTATTGTCGAGATTATCGTAAAGGGTAAAGAGGGCATCGTTGAACAGATTGTTCTGAAGCGTGTCCGGGCTACGTTGGATTTTTATGTTCTTGACATCGATAATCATTTAGCTGTTTCTAAAGTACGTTCTGCCATTTCTCGTATCTATACCTTGATGCCAGTAAGGTTTCCCCTTTTCATCCGGGATATAGGTTTCTTCGGCATTGGTCATCTTGGCTTTGGAGAGAACTGCCTCGTATTCCTGCAATAGCTCTAGGGATTTTTGAGCGTTTTGCGCAATGCGTCCGGCCAAGACGCTGGCCAGTAATGTATAAATGGCCTTGACCAGCAAGAGGGGATACTTGGTTACATCGGCAACGCTTTGAATATAACGGATATGGCAATCTTCTTGGTTGGTCAGGATATAACTGCCTTCCCGTAGCCATTCGGCGTCTGGCAGGTCGTATTCATCGTGGACTACCGCCAAGATTTTCAAAAGATTGTCCGGCAGTTGATATTGGTAATCCCAGCCGAAGTCAGGATCGGTAGCGACTTGGGTAAGTTCCGTACGGGCAATGGCGAATTTCCAATCCACGCCGGCTTCGCACAGGACTTCATCGCGCACCTGTTCATACCATAGTTTGCAGAGATTGGCCGTTTCGGTGGCCTCATCTATATCGCTGATGCGGTAACTGCCAAAGAGCGAAAGTGCAAAGTTACATATTTCCGTGGACGAGAGGGCCATAACAAACTCCTTCTAGGATTACGGTCCTTCGAGGTTCAGTTCTAATTTTATGCCTATCCTGACCAGATTGCGTTCTATTCTGGATAAGGATTCTATGGCCATATCGCTTCTGACTTTTTCTTCGGCGCACATCCGGTCCCTGGCATTTTTCCGGTCCTCGGTCTGATAGTTCATAGAAACCATTTGTTCCTGCATTTTGGTTATCTCCATCCAGTTTTTCTGCGTCCTGGTAGCTACCCATCCCGCGAAAGGAATCAGAAAGGCTAAGACGATTCCGTATAGAAATTGCATCCATTCCGGCATAGTATCATCTCCTAAGTTGAGGCCCCTGTTATAATGGTTTTTCTACGACTATCTGAGCATCCAAGATGGCCCGCATTTCCGCCGATGTTTTTAGTTGCAGCTTTCCTGCATCCTCGGCGTGGACTATATCTCTCATTTCTGAAGGTTTGAGGAAGCAATTCTTAAACCAGGCCCGCCCGTCTTTAAGAATCCCGGTATTAGCACCCTCGCTTAAAGATGGAGGAGTAAGACCGATAGGATATGTGCTTCCACTTTTCAAAAGCACGTAGATATTTATGTTGCTATATTCGGCCACTTTATTTTCTCCTACTTAAAAGGCCCTTGTGCTCGCAGGGCCAACATATCCGCTTCCGCATTGGCTATAGAAACATTTTTAGTCCCAAATAACGCTTTGAATAATTGGCCCTGGCACGGGTTCGCACCGTCCGCAGCCATTAATTGCAATACTTTGGTAGTAGTCAGATCGTGAGCCGCGCTTCCTGTAGCTTCCTGCACACCGTCAATATAGAGATTTACCGTATTGCCGTTTCGCAGCAGAGAAAGTAAATGAGTAATTCCATCTCTGACATCGCTTGTTCCCATGATGTCTATAGCACTATTATCAGCCACAAATTCCAGCTTTCCGACATTTGGTCCGCCTCCGGCAAAGGTTAGAAACCATTCTGCCGCTGCTCCTAATCCTTTTCCGCAGATATTCGATGCTGCCGCCACACCTACAGGGATGTTTGCCCAGACGTGAATCTGATAGGGTGCGGTTCCGAATATGAGACTTGCAGCGTTGGCCACCTGTAAGCAATCATCCACGCCGTCAAAGAATCTATAACCTGAATTGAAACTATCCCCGCTGTTGGCCGTTCCTGCTGCATTTCGGGCATCGCCGCCGTTGGCCGCAGTAATAAGAGAATTCCAAGTCGCCCCCGTCATCGTCAAATCTCTGCCTGCCGTGCCTTCGGCATTATCAACCGTTCCATTGACATCTTCCTTGCAAAACCAGTAAGCATCCAGTCCACTAGCTGCTAACCAGGCTTGAGGGAAATCGTGGAATCTCTGGGCATCGACAATAGCCAAGGGTGTATCTACACCGCCAAATCCCAGCCATTGCAGATAGCCTTTGAAATAATAATCACCCCAAGTCGTGGCTCCGAACCTCTGGGTAGTGGGTACGTTGGCTGCAAAAGTTCCCTGGCTAACATTGCCACTGAAAGCCCCCATTGCAAAAACTGCACCATCCAACCAGACGCTGGCAACGGGAGTCCAGGGACTAGCTGCTCCCAGATCAACCATAATTAAAAGGCTATGCCAGCCGGTTTCAGGAAAAACATTCGTACTTACCGAAACCCTATCAGTATCGCCAGAAGCTCCGGCCTTGAGCCTGATTCTTAACTTATCACTAGTATCTATTAGAAATTGAAATCGGTGTTCTGCCGAACCATTCCAGTTTTCAGCATAAATAGTGCGCGTTACTTCCACGCCTGTCGTAATGACATAAATCCAAGCAGCCGAAACAGCATATCTGCGTCCCGAAAGTGCGTCCCATAATGTGCCTGGAGTGGCAATATCTCCTGCACCATCAAAATATAACGCCGGCACGCCGTAGATAGTCCCGTGATTGTTCTGACCGGATAGATCAAGAACAGTCCCCCTTCGTTGTTCAGGATGTCCTCGTCCGGGAAACCACAAGCCCACACAACTATCAGGTATGAATGGTCTAGGCATTATTGTATCCTTGCCAGTCTTCCTGTTACGGTGGCGGCATCGGAACGATAGTGTAGCGCCGTGCCACTGGGGATGGTAATTATCTGCGTATCGCCTGCGGGGATGGTCCACAACACCGCCGAATCAGCGGCCTGCACATCGGCTACGCCCAAGTAAATAATGCCATTTACCGCAGTTACCCGATAGACTGCTGAGGACACAACTGTTGCCGAATAGTCTGTGGCCGCCAGCGTACAAGTCAGAAGCTGTCCACTTCCCGCCACCGCTACGCCTTTGGCGACATTGCTTATGGGCAACTGAACCGTATCGTCTGTAGCAATCGTAACTGGCATAGAAGCGGCCATAGCCGCACTTCCCACAGCGGCGGGAAGATTATCTACGGCCTCACCGATATACCGCAACTGAACCGTAACGGCCCCATCGACATCTGCTGCTCCGCCAACCGTCCCAAGTTTGGTGTCTATGCTGCCCGTATCGACATCCATGGTTGTCAAGATAGCATTGCCGGCGGTATCAACGGTATAAAGTTCACCAGTGGCATTTGTTAGCAAAGGCACATAATCGCCTGCTGCTCCGGTAGATGTTGGGGGAGTATCATCGCGGACGGCCAGAGCCATTATGCCCGCATCAGTAGAAACGTGAGCAGCATCTTCGGCTTTAATAGCCGTAGCGATAGTTGTAGAACTGGCATCGACTACCAGCAACTTGCCAGAAGTATCGATCATCAAAGGCCCGGTATCGCCGCTGGTTACGGTATTACTCCCATAGACGCCGCCCATAAGCAGGTGCGCTGAACTATCTGAGGTCCAATCAGCGTCATCGGTATAACTGACAAAACCGATATTCTCCGACATATTATCGGTAGCGTTCAATTTAGTTGAAGGACCGGCCTGAGCAGGCCAAAATAGCAAACCCACCATCAAAATAAGCAAGGGGATCAGCCAGACTTTCCATTTCCATATTGTTTGCATATTAGACTCCTATAGGTCGGGCCAGAGCGAGGAGAAAGGAGAAAAAACCTCGCTCCAGCCCAAAGAACGAAAGACTATTCGGCGCCATCCGCATCGTTAACCCAAGTGCCAACCTCGGAGAGCACTATCCATTCGGTAGCGTTGACCGCCACCAGCGTAACGGACTGTTTGGCGGCATCAGTGGCACACATATAGTATTGCCCTGCCCCGCCGCCATTGATGGTATCATCGCCTGTGGCTTTGATAACCAAGTTGATATTAGCTCCAGCTTCCACATCGCAGAAGCTAAATACCAAACCAGCAGCTGCTGCGGGCAAGGTAAATATTGCTACGCCGGCATCGCCGTTATTGGTGATTACCGCGCCGCTTTGTGTGGCCTCTATAGACTCGTCTGCTGTATAATCAGCTACTGCATAGGCGAAATTTATCAGATTGTCGCCGGATAAGCTGATACCCGCCGTGCCTGCATTGAGCGTAATTCCGCCGGCTGCATCAGAGGCTACCAATCCTATGGCATCGGCCGCAGCCTCAGCACTGTCGATAGATATGCCACCTTCAACATCGAGGACATACTCATCGCCGATGGTCGCGGTATAATCACCTGCTGCTGCTCCGGTAGCGTTTATGGCTACCGCCCCGGCGGAAGATGTCAGGGTAATGCCTCCAAGATCCGTAAGCAGATAAATTGAGGCTGCTCCGGTTCCGGTATCGTTGAAAATTGTAATACCGGAGGACGTACTTCCATCAGCCATAATATTAATGGCATCCGCCGCATCCAAACCGGACCATAATTCAATACTACCGGCATCGCTGAGTAATTGCACAGAAGCTGCCTTTTCAGTAGTGCTGGTTCCCTGGTCGTTATAGATGGTGATAGTACCCGTAGCGCCGCCGTCATTGGTGATATTGATGGCATTAGCTAAATTTGCTGTTGACCTCAATTCCACACCGCCGGCGGTTGACAGGATAGCTACCGAGGCAGCGCCTTCCGTAACCGATGTACCTTGATCGTTGTTGATGGTAATAGCTTCGCCGGTTCCACCACCGCCCGTGGTATCAATGGCAATAGCCGCAGCATCGTTTTCCGTGGCCCGCAAAGCCAATGAGCCACCAGAGTTGGAAATAATAATATCTTCACCAGCCTCACCAGTAGTCGTAATGTCAATGTCGGCTAAAGAAGTAATCTGTATGCCACTAGCAGCACCGGAAGTGATAACAATACCATCGTCCACAGAGGCTTCTGTAGAGGTGATATTTACCGAACTGCCCGTAGCCACGATGTCGATGTCTTCACCAGCACCGGCTCCGGCAGCGCTAATGTCAATTCCGCCTATAGTAGAGGAAATGACAATGGAAGTGGCAACCGATTCTCCGGCGGTGATATTGACAGACCCGTTGGTGCAAGCCAAATCCAAATCTGAAGCAGCAGCGCCGTCAGCTGTGATATTAATGCCGCCAGCGGAAGCGTTCAGGACAATAGCATCTTCTATGTCTTCGGCAGCAGTAACAGTGATTGAAGTGTTAGAAGCCAAATCTAAATCTTCTCCAGCCACAGCGCCAGCAACGGTTAGGTCCATACCACCAGCGGAGGTAGAAACCTGCAAGGCGTCCGCGCCAGTTCCAGTAGAACTTACTACTAGACTGGCATCAAAAGCCCCGGCAACACTGATAGTCAAATCTTGGGCCGCACCTGTACTGGTTAAAGTAATACCAGAGGCCGCAGCATCGAAGGTAATATTGCCTACGCCCGTCAGGTCATCTACCGTACCCATAGCCAAGGCGTTGACGCCTAAAGTCGAACTCAGGGTAGCGGTATTGGCGTTAAGATAGACGCTCAAATCTTCGCCGCCATCGGTGAAGGTAAAGTAACCATCTGTGGCGTTAGCGATTGTGCCGCCGTTGGTCAGAGATAGACTGACAAATGTGCCCACACCAGCCTTAGTAACCGTCCAAGTGCTATCTGAGCCGAGAACATCTGCGCCCGTGCCGTTGCTGTCGAAGCTAAGCAAAGCTCCAGTTCCGGCACTGACAATAGTCTGAGCCACAGCACCAGCCGTATCCTGCTGGTCAAGAGCTAAGACGACATTATTGGCCGCATTGGTGGCCGTCAAAGCCACAGCACCGGCATCTACCGTAATGGTTATGCCACCATCATAAGCCGTATCCAAATCAGTTATACCGGAAGCACCGGCAGTCAGGTCCACCCAAGCGCCATTGGCATAGACGTACAGATTATCATTGTCGCTATCATAATACATAACGCCTTCGGCTACTGTACTTGGGACCGCCGAACGCGGAGCGATATAGAACCACTGCACGCCCGCCGTGCCTTCGAGGTAGGTTTCGACTTCTTTTAGGAAATTGAAGCCCACATCCTTTTGGGCATTGCCGCTCCACCAATAAGAGGTGGGTTTTTGCACATCATTTACAGAGGTAGTCATGGCTGCGTATATGGGCGCTATTAAACACCCAATACCTAGTCCTATGACCACACAGAAAAGAAACTTTTTGAGACTCATGTTCAAACTCCTAAAAAGAAAGACTACTTCAAATTACTCAACACTTCATTGCTATTTTGATACATTCTGTGTTTACTTAGGTAGCCAATAGCATTACTGAGTATTTCTGTGCTATCTAAACAATGGCCGAGGACCCAATTGCATTTAAGACACAGAAGACCTCGCACTTTGCCTGTTTTGTGGTCATGGTCAATACATAATCTTTTCCTCAATTCTAAATGACTTACTCCACAAATGGCACATTTCCCATTCTGTTTTCTAAACATTTCCAAATAATCTCTTTCAACAATCCCAAGACGTCTATTCCTTCGGTGATCAATACGATTTGGGCGTTTTTTACCTCGGTTTCTTTCGTATGCAGCTTTGCATTGTTTACAATGAGACGTCCTCCCGCTTTTTCTTGTATTGTCTTTGCCAAACTCAGAAAGAGGTTTTTCTGTTTTGCATTTAGTACATATCTTTGTCATAACTTACTCTTTGCTGTTATGGAGTAGGGAGATGAAAGCAAGGCAACATCTCCCTGCCCCAAGTTCAACTAAGTTAAGACGGCTCGTTCTGGAAGTTCCGCTGCGGATTGATGGGTTCCATACCCAACCAAGAATCCACATTGGCGGCACTAATGTCCGTACCGACATCCTCATACCAAACGCCGACCCAGCGAAGGACGAGTTGTAGCGGAACGCAAATACTAAAACCTGCCCCAATGGCGGTTCCTTGAGGGATATAAATTTCCGCCAGAATAGTGCCATCGTTGGCGCTGGGTTCCGTGGCTTTAGTTATCAAACTTGCCCTAACTGCTGTAGTGCCGACCACGGCGGTCGTTATCAGAATGTTCCACCAAACAAATCCAAGGTTTTTGTAGGCGGTGTTCGCAAAGTCAAGAACATTAGTGCTTATGGCACTGGCCTTGACATCCTGATTGTCAGAAAACTCCAATTTTGAATCAATCAAACTCATGGTAAATCTCCCATAAAAAGGGTTACTTTTGTACTAGGCCACTACTTCCTCAGTATTGAGGATGATGTTGTTGTCCAACCTCCTGCAAGGCACTCCGCTAAAGGTCATGATGGGCAAACCGCCAAGACCTTCAGAGGTTGACCAGTTGACATTGCTCTTGTCTTTGAGCCTGATCTGGCCTTGCGTGGCAATGGTTTTGTTCATGTAAATCCTGGTTCCTGGGCCTTCAAAATGCCCAAGATTAAGCACTTCAATCAACTTGTCCTCATCAAAGGTGTATTTGCCTGACCCGCTGGTTATGTCGATATTGGGCACTCGTCCGATGGCCAGTTCGTCTTTGACTGCCAAGCCGACATACCACTTGAACTGGGTAACATAGGCATAGAACTTATTGTCAGAAGCATCGAGACAAGGTTCTGTACCTTTATCTACTGTGGACAAGCCAAGTTTGCCACGATTGGCAGCCCCAGAGGGATAGATGCAATAGGCCGTATTGCGGCCCCAGTTGACCACGTAAATCGAGGTCAAAGTGCTGGCAGTAGTGCCTCCATTGTCAACCACGGTCGTCAGGCTGAGAGCAGCCAGTCGTTGTTGCAGACCTACGATTTCTTCGGGGGCTACGACAGCCGAACCTTCGGTAGTTCCCCAGATAAGGGTTTTGGCAAATTCCTGGGACAAACCTTCGACAAAGGCCAAATCTTCGTTCCGCCGGAATTGAACAGGATTGGGGGCATTATCAACCAAAGCCTCGTCAATCTCGCTGCGGGCTTCCAGCAAGGCCGTAGGTTCGACCGCGACCTGCTTGCTGGCCGCTTCCTTGGCCACGCCACTGTTCACTTTGCGCCAAGTGCCATGCGGAAGGGTAGCTCGGCGGGCCACCTTTTCGGACAATATCTGGTTACATTCGTACCAGGGAATATCCTCCAGGATTCGGCCCTGATTAGCGTTCATCACCTCGGCAATGTCGATCATGCCTTTGTCTAAAATAGACTTAGACAATTCCAGAAAAGTCAGTTGTGAATTGGGATATAAAGTTGACATTTAACACACTCCTAAAAGTTGTTGAAAAACGACTCATTTAACTTTTGCGGAGGGTGTCCAGATGTCTGGGCCTGCCTGCGTTTATAGCTCGCTCAGCTCTGACCTTTATCTGTCGGTCATGCAGCCGGGTCCGTTAGGAGTGTCCGGTAGATATGATTTCATCTGGTTTCCCTTGCGGGGCAGATGGAATTATTTATTTTTCTTCTGTTTTTCCTTATAAACACATCGGCGTTTGACACAATTTACTACGCTGCCCATTCCTCGTCGTTTTCCTTTTGAGTTTTCACATTCGCGCCAGTAGCGCTCTACGGTGCTGACATCTAAACCATGTTCCTTGGCCAATGATTTCATGAGACCCGAAGGCATTAATCATCTCCTATCTTACCCATATTATACCTGTTTTTTCTGTCGATGTAAAGGATTATTATTTCCGTCTCATGCTTGGATAATCTAACATTCCGGGTTCGCCAGTAGGCGCTGGTCCTGCCCCCGGAATGAGATTGTCTTCGGCTATTTTTTCCTTATAGACTTCGTAAAACGCTTTCAAAACGACAGGATCGTTGTCAATGCCTTTGGTCTTGAAAAGTTCCCGCAAGGCCGCTGTGCCATAAACCTCAAAGGCTTTCACTACTCCGGCCATATTTTTCTCAAAACTTGCACCCCATTCCGTTTTCAGAGCATTGCCGGCCTTGATTACGGCTTCTTTTTGGGCTGCTTCCTCTTGTGCTTTCAGTTGAGTTTGGGTCTCTTGGTTGGCCTTGAATAACTTTGTCTGCCAATTATTATAGAATCCTACAGCAACATCCATTTGTTCTTGATTCCAGCGAGCTTGATGAGCCACATCTTTGAATTGTTTTACGGCTTCTTCGTCCCAACCCATACCCTCCGGCAGATCCGCCGGTTTTTCAATCTTGTAATCTTCAGCTTTCGCGGGCCTGCCAAGTTTGGTATAAATAGAATCATATTGTTTCGTTTTTTCCTCCGGCGAATCATCATCTTTCGGCAAACTGATAGACCGCCCTCGAAGTTGTTCAAGATTTACATGGCCTTTGAGGGCTTCTTCGAGCGATTCATAACGACCCAAGACCTTTATTGCGCCATCATCTAGATCGTAATCGTTGGTCCAATGGTCCTCGCTCAACTTTGCCTCGTCTAACAAGCCTGTGGTTCCTTCGTCAGCCATTGATTTCTCCTTTATTCTATTCTCAAAAGGTTATCAACTATTTGTCGCATATTCTGAATCCTGCCGTCAGGATAACGTTTGATGATTCCCATTAGATTCAATATGCCGATGGCCTGATTATGTCGGTGCATATCGCCTTCCTCGCGTATCAGGTCGAAGACTGAGGAATGGTCCAGCATATCCGCCAGGACTTCGCGCCCCGTATGGCTGTTGAAAGTGGCCCGGTAAGAGGCCGCCAATTTCTTCGGCGGCTCAAAGCGGTTTGAAATAGCTAGAGCGGCCTGTTGTTTTTCGTATGGTCCTTGCGGTTCGGGCATTTTACTTTCCTGCTCCTATCATGGCGGCCAGTGGAGATGTCGGGTCGGTTTTTTTCTGGATGCTAGGAATTGTCTTAGCTGCTTCCTGTAACATTTGGGCCTGCATCTGTGCTTGCTGAGCCATCATTCGCTGCTGCCTGATACCGGCGACTTCTTCATCACTCTTGATTTCTTCTTCCGGCCAAGAACCGTCTCTGGCTATGCGGGTGGCAGTTTTATCAAAGTCAAAATAATCCAATACTTGGGGAGCCACGGCAAACAGCGGTTCCAGTTGGCCGATGACTACTTGCGTGCGTCTTATCTCACGCTGCTGGCGTTGGGCGCGTTCCAGTAGGCCGTTATATTCGACTTCTATGCGTCCATTACTCTGTTCCAGGACTATATCCGGCGGCTGGTCAATCCAGTTATTGCGCAGGGCGATGTCGAAAATCCGGTCGTGGTGGGCATTGAACAGGTCGTTATTGAGCCTGCCTATCTTGGGGGCCAGCATGATACCGCGTTCATTGGCCCGCTCTACGACTTCCGTAGCCGTAAGAGTTTTTTCCGTTCTGGCCAGCATGAGGAAGAAATCAACATTGAACCAGCGGTCGATGGCGGCGGCGGCCCGATCCTCGCGGTCGGCCCCGTAGGGGTATTTGATGTCGGTATTGATAGGCTCCGGTTTATGTTCCGGCCTGTGGCCCCAAGTGAATCCGCCAGGACCGATATGTACCTTGCCTCTCATTTCAGCATGGGCATACATGGGCGGCTCTACAGAGAGATGGCCAGCCCGGAGCATGACTTCGGTTATGGAGTTTATGCCAAATATATCCACCAAGGCAAAGCAACCTAAGCCTACGCCATAGACACTGCCGGGGCTTTTGGCAAACCGCCAATAACTAAAGGGTTTGGAAAAGTAACCGGCGATCCGCAGAGGTCTCTGCTTGTCTTCCGGGACTTCTTCCTGAATATAAACACTTATCCATTCTCGGTCGGGCAAGTCTGTAATCCCGGCGAATATGCGGTCGGAGCGTTTATGGCAGACGTGTATGAATTTGAATCTTTTCAGCGGGTCTTTTTCTATGGCCTTTTGCAGAGGTTCGCTGAGTAATTCTTTATCGAAAGATTCGCCGGCATTACGCGCACTAAGTGGGTAATACCGATAGAAGGTGTCCACATTACTGCCGGAGTCTTCATCGACATAAATTTCGCGGGGATGAAAATTAAAACAAGCCAGACCGTTGCCTTGGGCATTTTCCTCTATCCAACTTGGGGCGTCGCCTATGCTGCCGGCATCACGGAAGATAGGTCCAAGATGGGAATAATAGTTACTGTTTCTCATCAGGCCGTAGATGACTTCTTCCACACCCTGGAGCCATTTGCGGACTTGAACATTCTTGTCCAGCTTCTTATTGCCCATGCGGTAGATGAACCAGTCGAGACTGGAAGAAACCAGGTGTCCTTGCATACCGTCGGCCCAATTTTCCAGGGCTTCCTGGGGGGCGGCATTGAAAACGGTCAGATTGGGCTTTTTGCCTTGGTCGGATATTTCCGTATCGTCCCATAAAGACAAATCAGGGCGGAGAAGTTGAATTACTTCGCGGCGAAGATTTTCCCAAGGTTTGCGGACATCCTGCATGGCCGAGAATCTGGCTGAAAGCCGTTTATAAAGATTGTTTTCGGATTCCGGCATTTATTCTCCCAGTTTCAATTTCCCAAACAGTTTAGGATTAAGCAGGGCCGGGGATTCAAAAAGCAATCCTCGGCTCACTAGACTGGCACTTCTGGCCATCGCCCTCTTGCGGCGGATAATTTCTTCCAGTTTACCGCCGGTGGTTTCTGCCGGTATCATGGTCGGGGGTGGCACTCTAGGTTTTGAACCGCCGCCAAACATTATACTGCCTCCTCTCTGGTGGTGGCCTGAGCAGGTTTGTCCCTGCATCGAACACACGTTTTGATACCTGCTCACCTGCTATTTCGTATATGGTTTTCACGATTTCGTTTGTTTTATGGTTTATAATCCTGGTTTCGCGTAAAATACCATCTATTAAAATACCCTCTCTCAATTTTACCTCCAAACAATGTTTGTCTTTTTCTGCCTGATCACGCTGCTTTCGCAAGACCTCGTTTTGACATTCCAGAGCTTTTATGTATTCTCTGTCTTTCTCATTGTTCCGGAATCTCATATTCTTTTCCTTCCGACTTCAAGCATATCCGCATGGCCCGGTCCATACCTGGTCAAACTGTAAGTCAGGGGGTTATAATTATCAGCCGGCGAATAATCCTCTACGGCCCGCAAGGGGGCTGGATAGCCGATGCGGACATTGTTGACCAGCAGTTCATAGCGGTAGGTCATGGCTAGGACTCTGAAAGCGGAACTGACATGTTCCGTCCAATCTCGGATGGGATGTTCAAAATATATGGGCCTATCGGTGGTGGAGAGGTTGTTGTTTATCTGCCGTCTGAAACTGCGCATAGCTTCGATGCCTTCTTCGCACTTGGGCTGATGGAATTGGCAGAGGTAGAGCAAGTCTCTGACAGCGGCGATGGAATCTTTCAAGTCGTACTTTTCATTGACCTGAAAATCTATGCCTAAATCATGGGCTACGTCTATCAGGTATTTGCCGGTTTGTATGTTTTTAGCATTAGGCCCTTTGACATCCCAGGGTGCGAAATGCTGGGCATAGACATAAGGTTGGCGTTGCAACATAGCGGCATGTTCGGGTAAACCCAGTCCTTTGGAATCATAATAGAAGTCGATAATGCGGATATGGTCTCGGACAAACTGAACGAACCAGATGACGGTATGGACATGGCCTATATCCCAGAAGGTATAGACTTTGGCTGTAGGTTCGTAGGGATAGAAACCTATCTGGCCATTGAGCATGATGGCGTTCATTTCCTTGCCGAAGTAGGTGCTTTCGCCGTAGTCGGGCAATTCGCCCATGAT